ACAATAGTAGGAATACACTGTACTTCGTTATAAAGTGTTTCTACTTCGTTTGCTGTTATTGCTCTGTTGAATATGCGTACTTGGTCTATTTTGCCGTTGAAGTATCCAGTTAAATCATTTCGGTTTCCAATATACGGAACACTACCAGCATTAACCCAATTATTCATTGATTCAGTTTTTTCAACATTATCAACATAAAGAGTAGATGAACTGCTTGTAAAAGTTCCTGCTATATGAAACCAATCAGTTGTATTTGTTATTGTCCAAGCTACTCCATTACTTGTTGAGCCTGTAGAATATTGCACATTTAGTTTACCAAGATACAAAAAAATTACAAAATTATTATTATCAAACACTTGCAAATAAGAACCTTGAGATGTAGAATTAAATTTAACCCACATACTAAAAGATGTAATTGGGGTAGCACCAACAGTATTTGAAATTAAACTACTACTCCCATTAAAACTCGCTGCATTACCAAACTTACCTGCTACGTTGAAATTAACGTTTGTAGGTGTACCGTCATAAGAACCTGTTTGGTCAGTAGCATCTGACATTTTATAATATGCTACACAAGAAGTATCTCCTAATATTTGAACTGTATCTGTTGTACAAGCTGCTGCTGCTCCTGTCGCAGTATTAATAATTCTTTTGCCTAACATATCTTAAATTAAATTATACTAAATCTTCACTTGGGTAATACGCAAACGTATATCTTAAAACGCTCTCTACAGTTTCTAGTGCATCAATAGCATCTACAAATCCGTTAGCCTTTGTAATAATATCCGCTCTTTCGGTAGCAATATCAGTAGGGATATCAATATCTCTTTCAGACTTTCTAATTACATACCAGTCAGTTGGCTTTAGTAACCTTCCTGCTTCTTCGTTTACCCCTTTCTTCTTATCTGACTTTAATTCGTCAATCTTGTAAGTGCTTTCAGTAGTTACGTCATAAGTTGGTTCTCCATCTTCATCTAATACTGCTTCTCCATCTTCGTCTACAATAGGTGTGTGTACGTCATAAGTAGAAGCAAAGTCAATATCAATTACAGGATAAGTAAATACGTCATTATCTGAATCAAACTCAATTGCCCCTAACCTTTGGCTTATGCTATCGTAAGAAGGTTTAACTACATCATAAAACCCAAAAGAAGCGTGGTTAGCTTTTCTAAAGTTTAAGTGTACACCGTTGTCATCTTCCCAAACATTTGGCAATCTTCTATAAGTTCTAATTGTTCCGTTGAAATCTTTTGCTTTCATTTTATTGTGCTTTTGAAATTGACATCCAGTAATCTCCACTTGCTACTGCGACTATTTGAATTAAGTTAGATACAGAACCGTCATAAGTCCCTGCTACTGTTTTAGTACCACTTGGAAAGGTAGGTACAAATGCACCTGTTAAAATAAAGTCCTTAACCATTCCAATACCTACATTTGAGTAAGTGAAAGTAGTGTCCGCTGTCATAGTCTTAGTAAATATTTGTGCAGCACTAAAATCTAATGCTGTTGTTACTGCTGCAGTTGTTGTGAACTCCGCTCCTAGCTTGTCGTAGTCTATTACATCATTTGCTATTGTAAGTGCAGTAGAACCAGTTACATCTCCTGTGTGAGTTGCATTTGTTACTTTTGCGGTATTTGCTGTTACGCTTGTATTTGCTGATACCTTTGCTTCTGTATAATACTCATTAGTAGTACCTTCTGCAATATCATCTGAATCTAATACTACTGTTCCTGTTGCACCATTTACCGAATTAACATCACCTGCATCATCACTATACAATTCCGTAAAATTGTCGTTGATCTTATCAAATGCTGTTCTTAACGGATCACCTGTTCCATCGTTTGCTGCACTCCCAATTCCTATTACTTGTTTAGCCATCTCTTATTGTTATTGATTATAGACAGGGAGGTTTAGAATTTATGTTTATAGTAGACTGATTAGAGTTATTACCCCACCAACTACTACAATACGAAACCGCCCAACTTATTGTATTTGCCATTATTCACTGTAAAAATTACTCGCTAGATAGTTGATAGTATCGGCAAATATATTTGTCGTACTAGCTAAAGACCTAGCAGAGGTAGTTACGATATTTTGATAAATATCTCCCCAACCTATACTGTTATTTATTTCTCCGAAATGTGTTGTTTCGTATATCTTTCCCCAACTCATCGTCGTTCTTTATTAAATAACTATTTAATTTAATTTCGTTCTCTTTCTTAGGCTTATAACCTATTCTTTTCTTTTTCGCCATTACAAAACCCAACCTGTGAAATTAACATCCTTCTCAGGGTACATACCATCATTTTGATTTGATATGTATTCAGGGTATAAATTACTGTTATAATTCATATGGTCCATAAATCTTTGAGTATAAAACTCAGCAGTTTCTGTAGCGTGACTAGCCAAAGAATTTATCTCAGATTGATCTACAGAGGTAGCGTTCTCTGAATTATGCTTATATATACCACCATTAGATATCTGATAAGCTGCGTAAGGAATAAATGCAGCCTGAGTATACCAAACAAGCATTGGCTTTATATAATCGTCTACTAACGTTTTATAGTCACCCGTTAAAGTGTCTCCTATAATATCAGCCTGTAGTTTTTTATATAGTTTTGTACCTAGATATGTCTGTATCTCTGTATCTTGAGCCACTTCAATAAACTGAATTATCTTGTCAGAATCAAGGTTTCCATCAAATATAGATTTCCTTTTTAATTCCTTTATTGTTATAAATAATGCCTTCATAGTAACTATTCTTCTTTATTTTCAGTTGGTTGAATTACCTCAACATCTACCTCTATATCTTCTATTTCTAAATCTTCTACCTTATCTGAAGATAGTTTTTCACCAGTCTCTTCCTCTCTCTTAACCTTAGTAGATATGTTTTCTAGTTCTGTAAACTCTATCGGTTGTAAAGTGGTAAAGTATAGATCAAGAAATATTCCATTAAATGACAAAAGCTCCTTAAATGCATCAATAAGTAATGTCTGGAACGGTCTGATAACAATATTATCCATAAGAATAGATGCTGTTCTAAGTTCTTCAGCATTATTACCAAAGCCTGTGTTATCCTTTATACCTAACAATATAGGTGATACAACACCGTGACCAATCATAATTTTTTCTCTACTCTCTTTAGCCAGGAAGTCGTACTGAGCGTGAGCATCAGGAAGATGTATAGGCTCTATATTGGCCTGTGTCTCTGTGCTTTCGTTGAAAGCTAATATAAACCTACCAGCATTAGAAGACCCACTGAATTTATCATATATCTTTCTTTCAATAAGTTCTTGTATCTCATCTGTAGGTATACCATTATTGAAGTTTAATAATAAAGAAGGTTGCAGTCCATTCTTTATATTATTGATATGATAGTTAGATACCTCTTCTTCTAGAGAACAATATTGTAAACACCCTTGATAGTCTACAGGGCTATAGTAATAAAACCCTGCTCTATATGGTTTAATACAATAAATTTCTATTTTTTCATTTTTACCACCATTTCTAAACGAAGGTATTCTTTTTGGTTTATCACTTGGCTTTATATTTACCCAATCAGGATGATAATAGTAAGCCTGCACTTTTCCATCTTTTGCCTTTTCCGCTCTTAATGTTTCTGTTGGGAAGTGATGCAGTCCTGTTATTTCTTTTTTACCTGCTTTGTAAACAACTTGAATCGTAGCTTGACCAAGCATCTTAATGTCATTAACTATCCTTTTTATATCTGTAGGCTTTAACAAAGCCTGCATCTTACCAAACATCTCAGGTTTATCTGTAGAATCTGTTGCATTTAAGCCTCTACCATAAATCATATCAACAATACCATTGATACACCTAGAGTTTGTTGGACTTCCTAGATATCTTTCAATAAGCTCATAAAAGTAGTTATTGTCATCTCCATATTCAACCCATTCTTTTCTAGTATTCTCTTTTACCTTGGGTATTTCATAACCAGATAGGTTAATAACCCTCATATTAGGGTCTATATTTCTAGGCCTTTGGATATTTCTATTCGCTTTTATACTTTTTCGACTCATATTATCATATATTGTTGCTCATCAGTTTCAGCATCATAATTATTATACTGACTGGTATTTAATGTGTGAGATACTGTAGTATCTGTTTTAGACGTAACGTAAACCTTATCTCTGTAAAGTAATGTTGAACCCTGCTTCACTTCTATAGAATAAACCGAATCATCAGATAGTATACTAAAAGTACAAGGTATATCTAAGAAATTACCATTAACTGTTGAGGTTAAGTCAGTTAGTGTCTCATTCTTTTTTGTGCCATCTTCAACAATTTTTAATGTTAAATCACTAGCAGCAGTATATGACCTAGGTATTATACTTAGTGTTTGTGAATTTGTATTTGGCAAAAGTCTTATCATATAAGTATAACTAAATACCTTTGATTTTGTTCAAAAAAAAAGGGTGACCATAAAGCCACCCCATCTTCTCATCAAAATGAACTCTTATTAGTTTGTACCTTCTGTAATTGTAGCAGAAGCTGAAGCCATTCCTGCGAAAGGACTACCATCAGTTGGTGAGTCTACAAAGTTTGCAGGTCTTCTCTCCATACCTGTGAAGGTAAGGCTGTATCCACTTAAATCACCCATTGATGCTCCTGTAGCAATTGTACCTCCGGATAATTCAGCACCGTGCTCTGTACCCATTAAAAATACATTTCCATTATAGTCTTCCACAGCAATATGTGGTCTACCATAAGATAGTAACTTCAATTCTTTGTGGTCCTCTTTACTTAGTTGCTTTAACGTAACATTTAAAGATTGTTCAAAGAACGTAGTTCCATTCTCTAGGTTCGCAGTAATCGTTTGTTCGAAATTACTATTCCCTTTTAGTTCATATTTGTAGGCAGTAAAAGTGCCTGAAAGGTCAGTTATTTGGTAATCCTCATTTGCTGCATCAGCATATGTAATAGTACCTAAATCACCAAAATCGGTGAAGTAGATAGCTTTTAGACCACCAACCTGATCTTTGCAGCCTTCTTTACGCCCTCTAGTTAAATCACAAGCCATATCTTTTTAGTATTAAAAAAGGGTGAGTAGGCATCTTGGCTTACCCACCCTTTATAGTTATTTAATTATTTATTAGTTCGCAGCGTTTGTAATACCGTATGTTACAATATCTTCAACGACACCATACTGTACACCTGCTGTAAATCTCATTACAACTCTCACATTTTGAGAACCGTCTAAGTCAGCCATATCAATAACTTTTACTTCGTTATGATCAGAAATCAATCCTGTACCGAAGAATAAGTTAGATTTTTCTGCTGCCATAGCTGTGTTATCAGCTAGTCCGTTTGCAACAAATAGTTTAACTCCGTCAAAAGATAAACTTCCGTTGTTCCACCACTGAGTTCCCATAGCGTTTGTACCTGCTGCACCTAATCCTGCTGCACCAAATCCACCTAAAGCTCTTACGTAAGCTCTTGCGATATTCTGAGATACATATACATTAAGGTCTTCGCTTCCATAAAGAGAAGAAGGAATAGCGTCTACAATTTTACCAAGCTCTGTGATTACGTTTGAAGACGTTACAGTTGCTCCTGCAACCTCTTGCGCTGTTGGCAATCCTGCGTCTGCTGCTACGATAGTAGAAAGACCATCAAATTGTCCGTTTGTTGATGTATCACCTGCCCAGATAGACTGCTCAGTTCTTTGTGCTACTTTAGCAGCAACGTGTCCGATTAAGAAATCAGCAAAACTAGGAGGTAAGCTGTCGAATGCAGAGTATCCCATTTGAATAGCTTCCCAGTCTGAATGGAAATCTTTCTTACACAATTGTAAGTTTACTTGTTGCTCTTCTGGAGTTAAAATTCTCTCAGTAAGAGTGATTGTAGAAGTTGCGTCAAAGTCACAAGTTGCATCTTTAACTAAATCGTTAGTAGATACTTTCTTGATTACTTCTTTTAACTTTACGTTAGGTTTAACAGTAATACCACCGCTAGAGATAGTAGAACCTTCTAACAATGCAGCCGAAATGTACTTTCCAGCAAATTCACCTGCATAAGTAGTAGTGATTGAAGTTGTAGTTGCCATAATTTAAATTTGATTTTTGTGTTTTATTTACTAATTCTTTGAAGAACACGATCTAAAGTAGTCGTAGCTCTATTTTGTGCGTAAAGGTTTAATGGAGCATTCTCTGATACATTCTCAGGAGAGTGCATTAAAGGTTGTTCAGGAGCTTCGTCAGCAGAAAGTTCTTGAGGAACATCTACTTTCGATTCTTCTTTAGCCTCTAATTGACCCATCATCTTTTCAACTAAAGCTCTAACTTCCGCTAGTTCTTCTTTTGTTGCGTAAGACATTTCAGCAGGTTCTTCTGCTAAATCATCTTCAGAAACCTCACCTTCGGGAGTTTCCTCTAATTGTACTTCCTCTTTAACTTCTGGAGTAGATTCTTCAAGTTGTACTTCTTCTTGTATTGTATCTTGAGTTTCCACATCTTCTGTTGAAGATAAAAGCACTTCTTTCAGTTTTGAAACGATTTCACTTGCTTTCATAAAATTTAATATTTATAAATATTACTGACTAACCCTCAAAGTGTTGTATTTTTAGGCTTTTTTCTGAACAATAAACCATTCTACACCATCACTCCAGACGGCTATACCTTCATATGCTTTATTTATTTCATATGAGGATGTAGCACCATCCAGATTCTGACCACTAGCAGGAGTTATATCAACCCTTGTACTAGCAGAAAATGTACTATCTGTTATAAATCTTAAGACCCTATTTGTTGAGTTAGATGAGGTTGCATCTGGTAATGTGTATGTTGCAGTTCCTGAAGCGCCATCCCAAGTCAATTTTATCATCATAGCGTTTTCGTATGTAGAAGAATCTAAATCAACAACCTCATCCGCTGAAGTTGTTTTAGCTACAGTTATAATATGATTTGTTATGTCGTTTATAGTAGCTTTCTTTGTTGTACTACTTTGTACTAAAGGGATTTGCTCTGTACCTGTAAGTGTAGTAGCATCTGTTAGTTCTGATATTTTTTGATCTGCCATTATTGATATAATTTATGTGTGTTTTCTTGCATTAACTTTTTCCCGTCTTCAGTGTATAGGTGAAACAAATATCTAGTAACACTACCCACGCCTTGAGCTATTAATGTGCCGTTGCAACATTTTCTTGAGTATGTTCTTCCATCCTTACAAAGACATCCTCTCTTACTGCTTTTAGGAGAAGAATAGCTTGGAGTTTCTTTCATCTTATTTATCATTTTTTAGGTACGCAATTAGGCACTTTTCTACCGTTCTTATTCTTAAACCCAACCATCTCATAACCTTCTTGGCAAGGGTTCACATCCTCTAGTTTCTCTAATCCTTTTAATTTAGATTCAGTCCAGTTTAACATACTTTTGCCTCCCCAAAGAAGATAACTTATAGTCCCACAAGCCTCAGGCTTACTAGGGTTATAATATTCAGCAGCTCTACTTAAATAAGAGTATATTCTCTTTAAGGTAGATACTGTAAACTTCTCTTTTCTCTCTAGCTGTCTAGCTCTAACCTTGCCAACCTGAGTAGCGCACTTATTGCCTAATTCTTTATTTCTTTTTATCCCCAGTTTAGCATTATTAGATGCAGATTCAGGATAACCTCCATAAGATTCTAATTCAACCTCTTCAGATAGGCTTTCTAAGGCCTCTAGGAGCTCATATTCAGCGTTTAATTCTTCTAGACACTCAGAACACATCTGTTCAGGCAAAGACTCCTTAGGTCCATCCATTTTATCCGCAAAGTAACCCTCTATAGAGAAACCTTTTACTTCACCTGCTTTTACCTGATCCCAAATATCATCATTATTGACCTTTACAGATACCATCCAAGTACCAATAGGTAGATTAAAGTCATACTTTCTTGATTTGTCCTTGTCTTCATCTTCTATAATCCAAGATTCGACTACAGACATACCTTCTAGCTCTACCTGATGCTCTAAAGTACTGTTGTTTTGATTGCCCTTCATTAAAAACAATTCAGAAGCCTTTCTGACGGTATCTTCAGAGAAAAAGATATAATACTCATCTTCTCCACTGTTTCTATATATCTTCTTGTTAGGTATAAGAGCTGCACCCATCAAAATCCTTTTTTCTTTGTCTACCTCAGCCAATTTTACTTCTTTATGCTCTTTTAAGGCTATAAAGTCTTCTTCAATAGCAGGATTTTCAACAACAGAGATAGCTTCTATTCCACTAAACTCGTTTTCTTCGTCTATAATAAGTTCTATAATGCGTTCCATATATAAATAACTATTTGATTTCTATTCGTTATAAATTTATCCTAAACTAGAGTTGGATACAACGTTTCTATCAAGCTCTTGTTGGTTAGTGATATCTTTACCTACTACAAATGCTCTTAAAGGTTTTGATTGTTGATTCGCAACTGTCTGTGCTAACTGCGATTCAGGAGATGCGCCTACTATATTGAAGTCTGGAGCTTCTACACCGCCACCTGCTCCTCCACCAATAGCTCCAACACCAGGACCACCTAATGATGCTATTTGTGATTGAGCCTTTTTCCTTGCAGCAAAGATAGA